ATGTTATGTCTGGGATGGAAACTATTATAATTACAGAAGGAGAAATGGATGCTTTAAGCTTAGTGGAAGCTGGTTATAATAACGTGGTGAGTGTTCCAGATGGTGCTATTGCCCCTAATTCAAATCCAAGCGATAGAAAGTTTAGTTATTTACTATCTGCTGAAGAGCATTTAATGAATGCTACTACAATTATATTGGCAATGGATAATGACTCTTCTGGTAATGCAATGCGAGAAGAACTATCAAGAAGGATAGGTCGTGAGAAATGCTATCGTGTTAATTATCCAGAGGGTTGTAAGGATATGAATGAAGTCCTTATAAAGCATGGTGAAGATAGACTGACTGAGATTATAACAGATGCTCATCCTTATCCCATTGATGGTGTTGTATTGATAGATGATGTGTTAGAAGATGCTATTGATTTATTAAACACTCCAGATACAAAAGGATTAACAACTGGTTGGGAAGCATTAGACGAATATTATCGTATATCTCCATCAGAAGTTACAATCGTTACAGGTGTCCCTAATATGGGTAAATCTGAATGGATGGATGCTTTAATGATTAACCTTATACAAGATAATGGATGGAAGTTTGGTATATTCTCTGCTGAGAATTTTCCTGTTAAGCACCATCTATTAAAACTTGTGGGTAAGTTTACTAATAAGCCATTTTGGGGAAATGATAGGATGGAAGAAGCAACTGCTAGAAATTCAATGAATATCCTAAATGAGCATATTAAGTTTATTGGGACACAAGAAGATAGTGTCACTATGGAAAGCATATTAGACCAAGCTAGAATATTAAATTTTAGATATGGTTTAAATGGATTGGTAATTGACCCTTGGAACACCATTGAACATAAGTTTAGGGACGGAGAAAATGAAACCAATTATGTATCCAGAATATTAGCAAGTTTAAATACTTTTGCTAAAATACATGAGATTCATATATGGGTAGTGGCACATCCTAGAAAAATGGAAAGTGATAATAATAGGAAGCCTGTTGTTCCAACACCATATGATATATCTGGGAGTGCTAATTTTTATAATAAAGCTGATAATTGTATAACTGTACATAGACATAGAAGTGATGATGATGACTATGTTGGTATCCATGTCCAAAAAGTGAGATTCCAATATAAAAATGGTAAAACAGGTACAGGTAAATTAAGCTACAATGTAAGGAGTGGAAACTATTTTGAATATTTCTCAGAAGACAAAAAAACATTATTTGGACAGATGTAAAGATATACCAGATAAGTTACAATTGAATTATAGAATAAGAAAGATGAGTAGAAGATTACATAAGGAATTTGATGAAGTCTGGGTTAAATATGAAAATGGAGATGCGACTTTTGATGATTGGAAGAAATCACTTAATAAATGGCTACAATCGGAGTTAATATGAAATGTCAATGCGGCAGTAATAATGTTCACAAACGTGGTAATAGAAATAATAAACAACGTACAAGATGTATGGATTGTGGGAAATGGGAGTCTAGTTATCTTTCGCCAGAGGGTGCAAAGATATTATTATTTGATATAGAGACAACTCCTATGGAAGTATTTGTCTGGGGATTGTTTGGCAATAAGTATATTGACCATAAAAATGTTATAAAAGATTGGAATGTTTTGAGCTGGTCTGCTAAATGGTTATTTGATTCTAATGTTATATCTGATATACAAACTCCTAAAGAAGCAATTAATAGAGATGACAAAAGAGTTCTAAAGGGTATATGGGATTTAATTAATCAAGCAGATATAATAATAGCTCACAATGGAGATAAGTTTGATATTAAGAAATTAAATACAAGATTTTATCTTAATGAATATGAGCCACCTTCTCCTTATCGCTCTATTGACACATTGAAGGTTATAAAAAAGAGCTTTGCTTTCTCTTCTAATCGCTTAGATTATATTGCAAAGTTAATCCAGAATAAAGGTAAAATAGAAACTAACTTTAAATTATGGACTGATTGTTTAGAGGGTCAAAGTAATGCTTTAAATAAGATGCTAGCATATAATGAAGAAGATGTTAGGTTATTAGAAGAAGTATATTTAGAGATTAGACCGTGGATTAAACCACATCCTAATATTGGTGTACATTGCGATGGCTCTGTATGCCCGAATTGTGGTAGTGAAGACATAGAAGATAATGGCAAATATTATACTACTAATACTAATAAATATCAATCTTTTAGATGTAATGGTTGCGGTGCTTTATCTAGGTCTATTGATAGTCAATTATCGTTAGATGAGCGTAAAGAACTAATGCGACCCCTACCTTAACCCTTGACTTCTTAATAAAAGTAAGCGTATTATCTGATATGAATAAAGAACAAAAAGATACATTTAATATTGAATTTCCAGAAGCAATGACTCCAGAAGAAATTGAATGGATAAAAGAATATATATTCAAGTTTCTCGCAAGACACTCATGTAAAATAGAAAAGAACACTGATGCCAATGTTTAGAGACACAGGTAAGCCTGTATATTATTTTACAGTTTCTTGGGATGGTATCAGTGAAGAAACAGAAGGTTCTGTTACCTACACGAGAGAAAGTTTTTCACTGGCTGTAGATGGGATTAAGTATTATCTGGATAAATACAAGGAAAGAAGTCCTTATATTTCTGGGTTGTCTTTTGTTCAAGGTGAGAGTAGTGAAAACTTATTAACCGACAAATTAAAAAATAAAATAGAGAAGGAATGCAATGGATAGTAAAACATTAAAAATAAAAGCAAATACCGATAATAATGTTAAGTTTTTATTTGATAGTCCACTTGAAGGTACTAACGCTTATGGATTATATCATTTATATAAGTTTGACATAGAAGGTGAAGAGCATAGCTTGTTTGCAACAGATAACTTACATGAGAAACTTAAAGATTATAATAAGGGTGACGTAGTTAATATTCGCAAAGAAGAATATGAAGCTGGTAAAATGGGTTGGGTAGTAACTCCAGCAGAAGGTGTGGTAGCTAGACCAAGCAGCACTACAGCGAGTAGTAATGCCGCTGTAGGTATTGATGATAGAACTAAAGATATACATAGACAAGTATGTTTAAAACTAGCAGTACAATCTATGGATACATCTGAAACTTTAGATTTTGCAATGGTTAAATTGCGTATGGAAGGTCTTATTAATATTCTTGACTCAGAGGATGACCTTCTCTAAACATGAAGAAATCCAATATTAAAAAATTGGATAAATCATGGTCTGAAAAAGTCCGTGAGTATGGGATGTGTGAAAAATGCCATAAGCTATCTCCCCTAAACGCTCATCATTTCTACTCACGGTCAGTCAGGTCAGTTAGATGGGATACTGACAATGGATTTTGTTTATGTGTTGGTTGCCATACTTTCTCTTCTAAATTCTCTGCACATAAAACACCAGCAGAATTTGTTGAATGGGCGATAGAACGTAGAGGAAAAAAATGGTATGATAGCTTAAAGAAAAGAAAGAATCAAACTGTAAAATATATTGATGATGATGTAGATAGATTGATAGATGAGTTATAATGTTTAAAATAGATTTATACGATAGCCTAGATTTTGTAATGGATAAACAAGCACATCTATATGTATCTTTTGGGTTATATTATTTTTTTTATACTCATACTGTCAATATTGTTTTATCTATTAGTTTAGCGTTTTTAATTGGGTTTTTATATGAATTAGTACAAGGCTTTACTAACAATCATCGTGGATTTTCTTTTGTAGATATTGCATATAATATAGTTGGAATTGTAATTGCATATGTATTACATTGCATACTATAATGTTTGTTGATTTTACACAAGTAATAAAGGAGTTATTATGTTTAAAATAAAAGAACTATTTAATTTGATAACAGGATTGTGGGCAGATACAGAAGCTGAATTAAACTCATTATCTAAAGAAGATTTAATTCGTCTTATTAATAATATTAGTAATAAAGTAGATAGAATGGTAGATATTATGAATGACTTTTCAGTCTGCTCACATTGTGATGGGGATAGAATTAGCATATGTGAAATGTGCTTAGATAAGATGGAAGAAGAAAATTAAATTTATGGGGACACTAAATAATAACTTAAACAGGTATAGTTTTTGTTGTAAATCGAGTGCAGGCTGTGGTTGGCTTCCCCATATAAATTTGAAGTCAAAAGTGCTAATTAACAATAAACTAAGTGCTGATTAGCACGGTGTTTGACTTGAATACCTTAAAGTAAGATTGGTGGAGGCTACCATGACTTCAAAAACATTAAAAGGATAATAAATGAAAGTTCCAGACTTTATAAAATGGGCAGAGTCTGTTCAAAAAGAAGAGAATAGAATTATGCTTACTAAAGGTCAAGAGTATACTGTAAGTGATGAAGATAAGTTTAAAAACTTTAAGAGCATTGCAGAACGTATAAAGATTGAGCCGCAAAAAGTTACTTTAATATACTTACTAAAACATATGGATTCAATTAGAAATTACGTCTTATCTGGTGTAGAATCATCAGATGAACCTATTATGGGTAGAATTATGGATGCTAGAAACTATCTACTTTTATTAGGAGGCATGATTGAAGAAACAATGGACAGCAAATGATTCTATACAATGGGTGATAGATGCCCTTGATAATACTGTTGTTGAAAAGAAAGACAGAGAGAATCATAAATATGACGAAGTTCGAGCTGATTTAGATTTAAAGTGGTGTCCATTATGTGAGTGTAAGTGGGAAATATTTGAAAATAGATTATGGTCATCCCCTGACCAAGAATTATGGGAAAGAGTTGTATGCAGAGATTGCATTGCACAGTAGAAAATGGTATTATAAATCTTCCTACGGTAGATGTTAAAGATGGTGAGTATTATTTTGAATTAAAAGAAGTTGGTGTAAGGTCTGGACAACAAAATAATTATTATTGGCAGATTATTGATATATTATCAGAAGAATTAGGTTATACTAAACAAGAAATGCACCAAACAATTAAAAATCACTTTGATATTATATCTACAAAACATATGGAACGTAAAGAATTTAGTGATTTTCTCGAAAGATTAGTAAGGTGGAGTGCAATAGAATTAAATATAGTCATACCCGACCCCTAATATAGCTATATAAGGCTCAAATATACCCCTAGAAGCTCGTTTTATTATTTACCCGATACTCTATGCCAATTGTTCTCTTAAGCTCACATTTGCACTAAATACGTTAGGTGCAACCTCAGTAAATTCAATGGGATTTACAAGCCTTACATAATGATAATTAGTATCATCATAGTATATAAATTTCTTCCAATCTTGTACATTAGCGTTTAAAGCTTCTAATGCAGTTTTTTGTGTACTTAATATATGTGAAAAAGTAAAATCCCATGTAGTTTTTGGCTCATGTCTTTTGTTGGCATACTCATTGCCGCCATATGAAGTTACTACATCTGTCCCAAACTCTTCTCCAATTTTTGAATTTAACTCTGGGTTTACATCGAAAGTATATTTTGAACCAATAATCATCTCAGACAAATAATCATAATTATTAGCAGTACCATTGTATATATAAATATATCTTTTACTGTTTGCTACTGCAAAAACATTCCAATCAGTTGCTGGGTGGTTTGTAGCCATTGTCGTTATATAATCTGTCCCAGTATTAAATGTATTATCTGTATCATCTGATGAGTAAACTAATAAGTCATTTGTATCTGCTCCAGTATGATATAATGCTATAGTATCAGAAGATTGTGCTGACCCTAAATCAATTTGTACTATTTCATATTGACTCCATGAACTAAATGGTAAAGCAACAGAAATATTTTGGTCTGCAATACGCTCTATATTCCCTATGCTACCAGTGTCTGAGAAAGTTTTCTCCGCACCAGCACCAGAGTACGCACCACTTTTAATTGTTGCTTCTGAAAATCCCACACTATCATATATAAATTGTCTTGCCATTACGACACCTCTGTTAAAGTTAATTTTGTCATATTAGGTGACTTAGATACATTAGTCACCATAAAATAATCTGAACTTGCAAGAGCAGTCCCAAAGATTTTTAAATCTGATGGAAAGTTAGATAGGATTACAATATCCCCTATCTCGATATTAACGTATTTCATCTTGCTTGTTGTAATTTTTAATACTGGTTTTCTATCTTTGTAATAATCTAATAGCGTATCTTCATAAGCATCTGCAACTGTGCTATCTGCAATATAAGGAGCATCAAATATCAATTCATTTGTAATATTGTACCCACTTGAAGACGTACCTTTACTTGTAGAATCTTCTGATGATGATGTATTTTCTATTGTTTGCTCTGAGCCATAGTCAAAATTATATGTTAAACTAATTTTATTCCTAATATGTCCAGAGTCAGTTAAAGCTATATTCTCTATATTGCAATCATTAAAATCTATTGTTTGAGTAATGTCTCCACTATCATATGTACCAGCTCTTTTCCTACCAAATATCCGTAATGCACCTGACTCGTTAAAATGATAAAATAACCCTGATTGTCGGCATATCTTTTTTAATACACCATCTGCATCTTCTAAACTATATTGGCTAAATCTTAATTTTACATCGCTAGTATTTGATGTGTTAAATATATTTTTTAATTTACCTGTTGTTTTAGTTCCATAGTCATCAAATGTAGCAGTATCTATGGATGCTCCAAGAAACTTCCTGCCTATATCTTCAATCATATATACTGGGTTCTCTATAAAATCCGAAGTAGTATAACCATTAGAACGACCAGATGTCAAGTCTGAACTATATTTACGACCCTTTAATGAACCGTACATCATCCTTACGTCTTTAGGTACATTATGGTCGGTAGATATAGATACTGTCCTACCAGACCTTTGTTCTCCAGTGACATATGACTTACCTTTCATATTAGCATTAGAGTGATAAAATCTACTAATTTTTTTCTCAATCACTATATCTTCTATTGTATAATCTCCAATAATCAATATAGAGTATACTTCTACGTCAAAAGAACCCCCAGAGTCACTACTATCCAAACGTAATTTAACTTGTCTTCCTGCACTGTCAGTAGATAAAGCTATACTGGCTACTAAGTTTGTTCCATTTGCCAAGTTTGCACTAATTGGATTATTAGAGCTATCAGTAAATTTTAAAAAATCAGTAGAACCAGGACTTATAAAATCAGAAGTGTAATACACTAAAAGATTTAACCCAGTTCTATCTTGTCCTTTAGGTAAATGTGGAACACCAAAACTAAAATCAACTGCATTGGCACTACTTGATAAATCCTTACTAGAGGAATTGCTAAAATTTTGTACTTCTGTTACTCCTGTAACAAATGCACCAGATTCTAATAGATTGCCAGATATATAAGCTTTTGGATTGCTTATTGTTACTAAGTTATCATCAAATGAAGCATACACGTCACTAAGATACATTTCCATATTCTTATCTCGGACTGTATGTAATGTTTCCGTATCTGCTTTTGCCTCGATTCCTCCTTGAGTAGCATCCCATTTATTACTTACAATCATAGGTGCGTGTTCACCAGTATGTCTATCAAATGCAGAACTAGGCAATGATAAGTTTCTATCAAAATCTCCATAAACAAATGGAACTGGTTTACCTACATTTTCTGGAGGAACATCTACTCCAGATAATAAAGTTGTTGGAATTTCAATATTGTATTTATTTAAAATATCATTTAATGTTACGGTAAATGTTTTTTCGTCATAGCTTGTAGTAACACCTATAATACCAGTAGCTAAAATTTGATGGTCGGAATGGCTAGTTACATTTTCATCTGCTACATATAATTCCCATTTACGATTAGTAAATTCTTTATCTGAATAATAATCAGAGAATCTCTGTCCTTCAATCGCATTAGTAGTATTGGCAACCTTTAAAGACATAGTGCCAAACTTTACTTCAAAATCATTTAGATTGGCAGAATAATTTAAAGTTCCCCATGAAGTAACAACTCCATGATACACTACAGAATTTATAGTTCTATCTTTATCTGATAACCCTATAAAACTAGATTCGTTATCGTAGTATAACTTAATATACCAAAAAGAAGATGTTGAATCTTTGGAGAACTGAGTTGATAGATTTGACGATAAACTAAGCAAGAGCTTGTCCTGATGAATTAATTGCTGGTATCAATGTATTTGTAACATAATCTTGGTCAACTACACCACCTTGTATATTTACTGTTATGCCAGAAGCTTTCATTGCTCTTTCTTCTGGTCTATCTACAGGAGTTATTTGTACGTGTTCTCTTCCTGCTTCACCTACCATTATTAATTCTGGTTTATTTGTAACAAAGTCACCACCTTTAGCAAACTGCTGTGCTTCTATATTAGCTACATTTGCAAGACCAGTAGCAATAACTGATGCCATTGCTAATAAATTAAATGGGTATACACCTGTTTTTAAAGCATTATTTGCACCAGCGTAAGTATCAATTATAGCTTGTGCTTGAGCTAATCTCTTAGATACTTTAGCAGAACCCTTCATGGCTTTATTTAGCTCTCCCATTGCACCTATACTACTAGATACTGTTTTTAATTTTGCTTCTTTAATTTTTTCTTCTAAAGAAAGTTTTTGAATATCTAACTCAATGCTTTTTTTATCTTGTTGTTCCTTACTTAGTCCAGCAGTCTTAAGTAATTTTTGTTCTTCTTCAATTAATTTCATTCTATCTTGCAAACTTAAATTACCATCATTCATTAACTCTTTTTTTAACTGTAATAATGTTATTTCATTTTGCAATTGCATAGCAGATGTACCAATCATGGCATCTAACTCCTCCATAGCCCCCTTTAAATCATCTGTAGAGTCTTTAGCCTCATCCTCTGCATCTTTAAACCACCCCATATACTTCACACCTTCAGCAAGTGCTGCAACAACTGCGGCAATAACACCAACTTTTAAAGCTTTTGTTAGAAGTACCGTAGCAGCTCTTGCGGATAAAGCTGTAGCAGTCCAGATTTTCATCATAACAGTTACTGCTACGATTGATGCTCCGTAACTTTTCAATTCTTCGGTAGAAAGATTGTCAGCAAATTCTTTAATTCCTTTTGCTGATGCAAGAATAGCTGGGATAAATATAAAACCTATTCTTTCGCCAACATCTCCAAGTGAATTCCCTAATTGCTCCATTGCTCCTAAATAAGTATCAGCATCTTTCTCTGCTTGTCCACCATATAAATCACTCAATGCTTGAGTTGCACTTTCTAATCTTTCAGTAGAGCCTTGAGTCCCAACTATTTCTACACCATACCTTGAGAGAGCATTAGTTGAACTAAATACACTTTTACTAACTAAATCTACTGCTGAATTTAAATCCATTCCTTTAGCTACCGCTAAATCCATTGAAGCTTTTGTTAATCTAGCAATTGCTTTTTCATTATCAGTATATGCACCAACCAGAGACATTGCAGTTATAGTTTCTTCATCTCCAAATCTTGTTGCTTTTTGCTGTTCAGAAGCAAAAGCTAATAAAGCATCTGACCTTTTACCTATTGCGGTACTAAGTCTATTTTCTGCTCTTTCTTGTTCTCCAGCTAATTTTGCCATTTTACCAATAGTCATTGCAAATATACTACCAGCAAATGATGCAAGAAGCATTTTTGACCTTAATACAGCAAATGAGCCACCAAGAATACGAGTTGAATGATTTGTATTAAGTAGACCATCTCCAAGCTTTTTATTAGATTGTGTTTGTTTTGCGTTACTAGCTACAATCTTAGCTTGTGAATTTACAAGTGATTTAGTTGAGCGGTCTAAAGATTTAATCGCTTGGTTTAAACCTTTAGCCCCTGTAGCGGAAAATTTAATTTTTATATCAGGAATCTTTGCCATAATTAATTGCTTTCGACTTTTGTCGTTCTAATAAAGTTTTCAATAAGAATGATTTTGCTACCCACTTTGAAGGTTGCTCTCCATAACT